GGACGATTACGTTCGATCAGCCGGTACCGGTTGATCCGGCATACGTTGTACAGTCAGGAAATCAGACACAGAAGGAGAACAACATGGACAAACCACCCATTGAAGATCCGAAGGTCAAGGAACTGACGGATCAAGTCGTGAAACTCAACAAGGAACTTGAGGACGCAAAGGCGGCACTCAAAGTTGTTGAGGACGCGAAAGTAAAGGCACAGAAAGACAAGTTCGATGCCGATTGGCAGAACTTGGAGAAAACCGTAATCCCGCCCGGGGAGGTCAAAGACCCCGCAGATAAGGCGAAACTCCAGAAGATGAGCGTGGATGACCCCCTGGGATTCGCGGCCAAGGTCGCATCGTGGAAGAAAGCCCCGGCACTCGGTGCGGAGGGCACCACCCACGCCCAAGGTCCCGGTGGGGAGGACAAGGAAATGGAAACGCTCGCAACCGTGCGCGAACTCCGGGCATCAACCGGTAGGATAAAGAGGTAATCAAAAATGGCAGTTTCAACTATTGCACAATATACGGGTGGCGGGATTCCACTTCCGGCAATCCTTCGGGAGGGCAATCTCACTTACTACGCAAAGGTCCACGGAGCCGACGGATATTATGACTCCGGTGTAATCCCAGTATCACCACTCGCAAAAGATGACTGGGTTGTGATGGATGTTGACGACGGTAACACCTACGATGCAACCAAGGGCAATCCGGTGGCAAAGGCGATCACGAGTGGCACACTAATCATCGGACAGATCATTACCGAGCCCAAGTGGAACGCCGAACCGACATCCAGCCAGACCGATTGGGATACCATGCTCGCGGGCGGCTATTACCGTGTGGCAACTGTCGCATGGTATGGTCTTACCGGCGTAGCGAAGGCAGTTATGGTGAATGGCGCCACTGCTGCTGTTGTGCCGGGTGTTGCCGCGACTCTTGAGATCGATGCATCCGCGACCGTTGCCCTCACCGGCGGGGTTGTATCACTGTCCTGTGCTGATGTGTCCACAGGTGGGGCGGGCATCGTCTCATTCCATTATGTGCCGGCATCATCTGCCACAGTGAGCATTCTCGTAGGATTCACGGCTGGGACCGTAGTAATCCAGGCTTAAGGAGGGAAGAAACATGGTACAAATGTCAGGTATAAATGACCGGTTCCTTCAGCAACCCGTTATTCTCTCGGAAATCCTCCGAGTCATGGAACCCGATCTGAAGTTTCTGGAACTGATCCCATTCGTGGATTCCCAAGGCCAACCGGTTCCTTATGCGAAGAAAGACAGTCGATCTGCTGATACCAAGAAGCAGACTCCACGGCTGATGACTCCTTCGAGCAAATTCCCGGAGGTTCAGTTCAGTAAGATCACCAAGACGGTAGCTCTCACAAGGACCGAAGGGCTCGCTATCCGGCTCGATAAGGACGCCATCAAGCTCCCAGCGGGTCGCGATATGATTATGGACGGCTACCAAAACGCAGGGTATTGGCTTGCTGAATATCTCAACAGCCAGATCTATACCACACTCCGGGCAGGCGGCACAGATGCCGGTATTGCACCAACAGCCGCATGGAGTGCAGCTACTGCAACACCAATTCGAGATGCACAGGTATTCAAGAATGCCTTCAAGCGCGAAGGGTATCCCTACCGTCTCACAGATGCATTCATGGAACTCGTCAACTTCGGAGAGATGGAGGGCTATCTGATTGCATCAGAGATTCCGGAATACCGGAATGCGGCGATCAATGCCCCACTCCAAGATACTATGGTAATCCCGATTGAGGGCAAACCCATCCTACATGGGATGTTCTCAGGTATTACGCACGGGGATATCTTCGGACTTGATCGTTATCACCCGGCAGCGGCGATGTTCTACAACAACGATTCCCAGTTCAGTACCCCTAACGTCATCTATGATACCGTCGTGAATGGACAAGTCACCTCAAAATCAGTACCGAACTTCGGTCTCAACACGCACCAGTACTTCGAGAATGACACCCATGATACGGTGATCCAGCTCTGGTTTGACGAAATCGTTATCGTCAAGGATGCCTACGGGTATCTCTACGATAACGGGTTCTGATCACCCCTCTTTTTCGAGGGACTAACTCCAGTACGAAAAAATCAGGAGGTTTACAAAATGGCTTATACAGCGAAAACAGCAAAGCAACTCCGCGAACAGGTGGGTTCACTGCTTCGAAAACTTGCCGACGAACTCAAACTCATCGAAACGGAGCTTGCGGCATTATCAGCGGGTTTCCCGGGGGGATATGCAACTATCCGGCTCGGTGCTGGTGGTGCACTCCCTACGGCAACTCTCGGCGCGACCGAAGCATCGCCCGCAGAGACCAGCACGAACAAAATCAATTATCAGTACCTTGACTTCGATCCGGCCACCCAAAAATACTGCCAGTGGCAGTTCTCAATGCCGCATGACTATGACGGCGGGACGATCACCGCTAAGGTGAAGTGGGGCGCTGCATCTGGCGCGGGAGACGCCATCTGGGGTATCCAGGGAGTCTGTATCGGAGACAGTGTCGCTCTTGACAGTGCCTTCGGATCTGCAGTTGAAGTTACCGATACCCTTGTGGCAACGGCAGACCTTCAGGTATCCGCTGCAACAGGTGCAATCACATTGGCAGGAACGCCGGTCGCTGACAAGTGGACGGTCATTCAGTTGTACCGGAAGGCTGCTGATGGCAGTGACACCCTCACGACAAACGCACGGATGGTCGAGGTTCTTCTGACCTACGCAAGACTGACAAGTTAAGGGAGGCGGATCATGAAACTTATGAATAGTGTTCTGATCTTGGTTCTCCTCGTCGGGTTTCTCATACCGGCAGCGCTCGCAGCTGAACTACCCAATGCGTCGTTCACGGTTAATCGAACAGGATTGTTAGGGCAAGTCTCGCAGACGGTCTTGTTCACCAACACATCAACCGTCGCGCAGAGTATCACGGCATACAACCTGAGCTTGCAAGGCACTGGGAACAATACTATCTGGTATAACGGGACATCGTTGGTGACTCCATATGCGTATACATACTCCCTAGCGGGGAACTTCACCCCCTACTTGATTGTCAAATATTCGAGTGGAACGAACACATCCGTCGTTGCCTATGTGAATGTCACGTATCTCGTTCCCCCGTCGTTTACCTGTTCGCAACCCAGCGGGTCAACGAACCTGAACGGCACGCGACCATTCACCGTGTACTGCAATGATACCAGCCCGGTACCGGTCTCGACATGGGATTGGTATGGAGATTGCCTGTCAACAAACGTGACAACGAAAAATATCTCCATGACTTGTTATTTTGGAGGGTATAAGACGGTCAGTTTGATTATCGGCAACGGAAACGGCACGAATACCTCTCCGTCATCCAGTCATTACATCTGGGTGAAAAAAGGGTGGCTGGATTTCCTATGGGGGTTCTGACATGACAAACGCACTCTGCGACATCTACCTCGACTACGCCACGTTCCACACCGCGGTCGAGACCGTAGATGACACCAAACTCCTCGCGGCATTCTCCACCGTTGAGAACGGCAAGACAAAGTATGTGATCGTCAAGAAAGGCGCGTGAGGGGGCACTATGGCGGTCGACTCCTCATTAGTGAACGCGGCGAATAGGAACATGACGGCGGCACAGGCAACCACAGTCCTCTCCGCATACGGCACGATCGCCAAGGCGCTCGTAGATAAGGACGACCCCGGTCTCGGTACCACCCTCTATGAGTGGTGCCAGGCCCTGATGATCTGCCACCTCTGGGCAGGTGGTGACGAGAAGGCCGGCCTCAAAAGTTATTCCACGGGCGACTTCTCTGCCTCACAAGACCCCGGTCAGACCACGTGGTCGATTCAGTATCGGCAGATCATCGAGAACTTCCAAGTCAGTGATGTCGCGGAGGCAAAAGATGTATCCCGGTGCGATGCCGTAATGCCGGACTTCAAACTCGATCAAAGCAACGATCCGGTATTCTTCTCCACGGAGGACTGAATGGTCGCCGGCTTAATTCACACCTGCACAATCCAGCGCCGGTACGTGAAGCAGAAGTTCACCTACACCGGCGGAACCGGCACTCCTGTAGTCGGACAGACCATCGTGGGAGGTACCTCTCATAAAACCGCCGTGATCGACCAACTCTTCACGGGGTATCTCGTGGTGAAGAATCTCTCCGGGACGTTCACGATCGGAGAAACGATTGCCGTTTCAACGACCTTCTCTACCACCCTCTCAGCCGTAGCGGACTTCAAGAACTCGTTCAACCAGCCGGAATACTACTGGATGGATGACCAAGTGGCCGTGCCCTGCAGGTTCTACTCTCCCAAGGGAAGCACCCGCGTCACCAGTAGCGGAGACCACGTCTTCACGCTGCCGCGGGTGAGACTCGACGGGTCGGTCACCATCGCGGAGGGTACGTATCAGATCGTTTCGACTATCACGGGCCTCGCGGGGACGTTCAAGATCCTGAAGGCGAACCCCCGGTACACGTTCGGGAGTGTGCCGGATCAGTGGGAACCCGACCTTGAGGTGGTGACCTGATGGCAGTTGAATTCACGGAAGATCATCTTGTTGCAATTATTGAGACTCGGACAACCGTCCAGAACATCCTGAAAGAATTGAAAACCGGAAATAAATGCATGGATGAACACGAAAAACGCCTCAATGATCTCGATGCGAAGGAAAACCAGCGGATCGGTGCGGAAAAAAACATAATAAAAACCGCCGCTGTCATCTCTTTCATTATCAGCACGGCAATCTCTATCGTGGCAGTGACAGTCATCTTGTGGAGGTAGGTATGACCGACGGCGTGCACGTGAAAATTGACGGAATCCAAAGTCTGGTTGCGAAACTCTCCCGGCTCGAGTCCGAGATTTCAAACGACCTCGAGCATGCCGCCACCCAGGGAGCCTTTGTATTCGAGAAAGCCGCCAAGGAGAACGTATCCGGTCGGGGCGGGTTGCGGGTGCGTACCGGGCATTTCCGTGATTCTATCGGGACGAAGACGGCCGAGAAAACCTCAACCCGTGTGGTCGTGGCGGTCACCGTGAACCACCCGGGCGCCAAAATTCATGAGTTCGGCGGAGTGATCAAGGCGAAGAACAAACCATACCTGGTATTCACGACCGAAGATGGGGAATGGCATACCGTCAAGAGTGTGACGATGCCCGCCCGCCCATACCTGCGTCCGGCATTCGATTCTGAAAAGGGCACCGTCCGGGATACCATTGCGGCAGACCTACGGACGAGCATCCGACGGGTAACGGCACTCGGGAGGTTTGTCTGATGGGCAGCATCGAGGGGGCGTTCGTGGCGATCATGCTGGCGGATTCCTCACTTATCGCGCTCGTGGGAGATCGGATCTTTCCGATGATGCTGCCGGAAGGCACCCAACTCCCGGCGCTGACCTATCACGGAGTTGATTCTCCGATGCCGCACTCAACCCTGCAGGTGGAGACGCCCCGCATCCAGGTCTCCTGCTGGGCGAGTACCTATGGAGGGGCGCTAGGTGTCAAGGCCGTGGCGCAGGCCGTGAAGAACGCCCTGCATCAGAAGTCCGGGATGTATGACGGCGTCCGGGTAATTGAGATTCGCTATAAGAACATGGTTGATGATTTCGAGACGGATACGAACTTCTTTCATATCCCGGTGGATTTCGTCGCCCAGTACAGAACAACATGAGGTGAGATAAAATCATGGTAATCCAAACAACTCCCCAAAACGAGGATGCCGTCCGGTTCGGTTCGGCGAAAATCGAGTACGGCGCTACCCTCGGATCGATTGTCGACTACGGCGCGGCGGAGAACGTTGTATTTCAGGAGATCCTGAAACAGTACACGGTGGACTCCGATAATGCCGGTACTATTGTCACCGGTATTGCCGGTCAGGGCGCGAAGGCCACATTCGACTGGCTCGAGCCAGACCTTGCGAAATACTACACGCTCCGGGGAGGCATCGACCTCTACACCCCGACCACCACAACCCCGGTGCCAGTGACCAGCGAGGTATTCACGTTCTCGACCTTGGAGAACGACCTTGTCCGGCTCGCCCATAAAAACGGTGCCGGTACGATTGTGGCATCAATCTCCGTCAAGGACGTGACGGACGCCATCACGTACACGCTCAATTCTGACTATACCGTTGTGGTTGATAAGGATGGCTGGACATGTCTAGCACGCCCAGCAACGGGGTCTACAATCCTTGATGGGCAGATCGTGCACGCCAATTACACCTACACCCCGTACGCGAGCAAAACGCTCACAACGGGCGGCAAGCACAAGATGACGAAGGGTGTGGTGCGGCTCACGAATATCGATGAGGATGACAAGAAACTCCGGATCACGCTCTACAAGTGCTTCATCGACGCGGGAATCGTGATCAAGTACAAGAAGGACGACGGAACGGTCTGCAATGCCGTCCCGGTCTCCATTACGGCACAACTCGATACCAGCCGGACGGTTGGCGACCAACTCGGGGAGATCTTCGACGAACAGGGAGTTTGAGGTTCATGGTTTACCATGATTTCTCCCTCTTCATCCCGGAAAAAGACTCCATAAAATTCGGTACGAAAGTCGGGGAGATCGATAACACCAAGGAACTCGATGTCTCCGTGCTACCGATGGCTGTGACGATCCAACTGATCGAGATGTACGAGGGGATGACGGCGGAGAACCGGCAGATCCCCACCCGGGAGGAGAAAGTCAGGATCCTTGTGGCGGCCTGCCTGAAGGAGCACCCCGAAGTCGATGAGGTATGGGTGCGAGATAACGTCCCGGATATCCAGCTCGATGCCGTCAGTATGTATATCCTGAAGAAACTGATGGACCAGGTCAAGCAACTGAAATCCCTG